AGGAACAGCACTATTTGGTAGTAAAAAGAAGAGAATAGTTACATTAGAGTCAAGTGGTATACCAATTGTATCTGGGTCAAAAAGACTAGGAACAATTACACTTCCAATACCAGCGGGTATTGGTGATGGAAATACAGTTGGTTGGAATCCTGATATCATGAATATGGTGGGAATGGAATTATCAAATGCTGTTCAGGGATTTTTTGAAGGTGGAGTTGCTGGTGCGGAAAAACCATTAACAGACACGGCAAATAAAATAACAGCAGCTTCCAAAGCAGGAGATGCTCAAGCAGCAATTAAATCAATATTTGGTCAAGCACTTGTTGGTGGTGGAAATGTAGCAGGAAGAGCTTTTGGTGCTGCTGCCAATAATAATCTAGAACTTCTGTTTAGCACACCAGGATTAAGAACCTTTGGTTTTACATTTTCATTTTATCCAAGAAGTAAAGATGAAGCCAAAATGGTTCGCCAAATTATTAGAGCATTTAAACAGTCTATGTCAGTCAAAAGAAGTAAAACTTCTTTGCTATTAAAAGCACCACATACCTTTGCTATTTCATATGTGACAGCAGGACAGAAGCAACATCCATATCTAAACTCTTTTAAAGAATGTGCTCTTACTTCTTGCTCTGTTGATTACACTCCAGACGGAACATATATGACTTATGGTGGAACATCTGATGATGACAGATCAATGACAGCATATAGATTGTCATTACAGTTCCAAGAACTTGAGCCTATCTTTGATGATGAATATTATGAAATTGATAAAAACGCAGACAGATTCATAGGTTTCTAAAATGTCAAAGTATTTCAGATATCTACCAGAAGTTGATTATGTCAATAGATTACCTGACGCAAAAATTGGCGATTACATCAAAGTAAAAAACTTATTTAAGAAAGGAAAGTTAAGAGATGATATTTTTCAAGACTTATCATTCTTTACAAAATACAAAATTGTAGGAAACGATAGACCTGATAATGTAGCATTTGAAGTCTATGATGATGCTTCCTTGGATTGGGTAATTCTCTTATGTAATAACATTCTAAATGTTCAAACAGAATGGCCAATGGAGCAGAATAACTTTGATGCTTATATGTTAGATAAGTATGGTGATTATGATACTTTCTATAGTGGCATTCACCATTATGAAACTATAGAAGTTAGAAACTCTGATGGATTTTTAATTGTACCTGCGGGACTGCAGGTACAATCAGATTACACAGTTTCATTCTATGATGTTAGATCCGATTCTCAAGTAGACGCAAGAAATATTATAGTTCCTGTTACCAATTATGAATATGAAATAAATCTTGAAGAAAATAAAAGAAATATCTTTGTCTTAAAGCAAGAGTATCTTGGTATCATTCTAAATGATATGGAAGAGATTATGGCATATAAAGAGGGTTCCACCCAGTATGTGAGTGAAACCCTAAAACGAGCTGATAATATCAGACTTTATGAATGATCACTCTTCAGCAAGACGCTGGAAGTAAGAAAGAGCATCATCCTCATCTTCATCATTGGAAGAACTTACTTGAGGAAGTTCTGGTTCGGGACGACGGGAAGTAAAGTCGGGAGTATATGATCCACGATCATTATCTTCATTCTCCACTTCTTCATCCAGACGAGGACGAGCAGCAGTCTTCTGACCAAGAACATACTTGAGACGCTTTTCAAGATCTTCGTAAGACTTAAATTGGTCGGGAGCAGTTACCGCTGCGAGCGAGTATTGCTTCTTCCAGACGGCTTCAAGAGCATCATCATCATCCAGGAGTGGTGCAACGCGGTCAAATTCTGACTTGTCGTAGTTCCAATACCCATCTTTTTTTACCAGTTTGAGTTTGAAGTTAGCACCCTGCCAGAAGTCAAAAGGATTGATAGGAGTCTCATCTTCAAATTCAGGTTGCATGGCTTCCATAATCTTATCAAAGATTTTTTTGCCATACTTAAACAGGAAGACACGACCTTCGTTTGCAGGATTAGCAGGATCCTTTACAACATAAATGTTGGAATAGTAAGACAGTTTACGCTTCTGCTTACGAACAGTTTCCTTATCTTTCTCACTACCACTGTTCCAGAGTTCGCGGTTATACTCCGACACAGGATCTTTCTGACCAGTTGTGGTCAAAGAGTTTTCAATATACCATCCACCAGGACCTTGAAAGGCATGAGTATAAAGTTTTGCCCAGGGAAGTTCTTCACCTTCGGGGGCAGGAAGGAAACGAATAACGGCATAACCGTTACCAGTTTTATCCATTTCAGGTTTCCAGAGACGCTCATCAGCGCCACTAGAAGTATTGCTCATCTTCTCTACTTCCTTTACCAGTTTGGAAGTCAGTGAACCAAGAGAAGATTGCTTCTTGAGATCTGCAAAAGACATTAGATTACCTCGGATTTGTACGGATTTGGCTTTTGTGTACTTCGTTATTCTACAGGTCGGAACCCGTCTTGTCAATCTGCTGCTTCATCACATCTAACATACTTGACATATTATTGAAGATCACATTCATATCAACATTTGATGGAAGACCCATCATTGAAGCGGATTCAGTAATTCTTTCTTTCATTTGAATCGCCTCTGGATCATCAGATAGACTCAAACGAGTATAAAGAACTTTCTGTTTATCAAGAAGTTTTTCTAGAATTTTTACATGCTCTAGTTTTTCTTCTTTTGTCATTGTGGGAAACTTAAAGACATTTTTATAGATGTCTTCTTGTAGTTCGTTAATTTCAGCAATTTCTGCTCTAACAACATCAGATTTGAAGAAACTCATTTTTCTCCTAAAACAACTTCTTTCAAGATATTTTTATAACGCTGTACATCAATATTTAGGAATGGACTGTACTTTTTTATTTTCATACTGACAGTTTCCCACACTGGGTCTTTTAATTTTCTATCAAAATTTTTCCCGAACAGGAATATTCGGTCGTAGATCACTAGTGTTTCAATACTAATTGTCCCGTTCAGGAACTTTTTTAAAATAGGTGGATGTCCTTTTTTACAATCAAATACTTCGTCTACTTTTTGATTTTCAAATAGACTTTGTGTTTCTTCTTTAAAGACATAAGAAAGTGATTGATTTCTTTTCTTCCATGCTTCATATCTTTCCTCACCTTCTCTCATCATTTCGCCAATCCACAGTTTACTTGGATCGGTGCATGTAATGAAATTTGATACAAAGAACTCTATAATTTCTTGATCTGTTTTTTGTCTGGAAACTTTTTCAAACCAGAAACGGTCTTTTCTTTTATAAAAAGATTGTACGGTCGCACGACTTTTTCCACAATACTTGTGGTAGTCGTAACTGTCTTTAGTGAAGTGATTCTTTAAAGACAGATAACAACGATAAGCATCAACAGGCATCATTCATCAAAGGGGTAGTTTTGCCCTGGAGCTCCTCTTTAGAAAGTTTAACTCCATTGCTTCATACTTAATTTTTTCTTTCAAAGGCTTTGAAATTAATTTTGGAACAGATTCTACATCAATGTTGTTCTGCTCACAAAAATAAACAATAGCATCAATGTAGTTCATATCTAAATTTGTCTGAACAAGAGATTCAATCTCCTGAGCAAATCGTGATGGACAGAAGAACTTACTCTCTAGAACTTTTTCTAATTCATTCTCCATCTGACCTAATATTGTGATGTACAAATTCTTTAATGTAGCGAACTAATAGTTTAATATAATCCCCTTTGTTTCTTTTGTCAAATACTTTGACTTCTCCTCCAGGAGTTACCATTAGGGTGATAAGTTTTTTAACTACTTTGCCAGTTAGTTCGTAGTACGCAGCAGCATAAAATGTTTCTTGGACAAAATAGTTTTCAATCCACTCTTCGGGTTTAATCTTGTCTGATGTTTTAAAGTCAATGACCGCAAGTTCGCCGTCATATTCAGCGATACAATCTACTCTACCAGCCAATCCAAGATATTCTGAATAGAGTGTTCTCTCAATCGCATGTATGTTATTTATCTTATCAAGCTCTGGTTTGAGATGATAAAACATAAACTTTGTCAGAGGTTGATAATCTTCCCAGTTGAGTTCCTTATTTTCAAGATAGTCCTGACAAACTTGGTGAAAGTCAGTCCCTCTTGCTGTTGCTCTTTTTGTAATGCGATTTGCTTCTTCAAGACCAACTCGCTCTCGCCACTTCACAAAGATTTGGCGATTATAGAATGATGTAACTGACGTAATAGAAGGCACCCACTGTCCATCTGGAAGATTGTAGAGGCGGATGCTTTCTGTTGTTTTACATTCTAATTCAAGTTCACCCAGATAATTATGATGAATAAAACTCATACTCCTATTTCCATTTTAGCCATGATGTATTCTTTCACCAATCCAGAGCGAACAATATCATCAACTCCAAATTCAATAATATCAACTGAAGGCATAATACGAAGAACCTTCATGAAATCAATAATTCCATTCTTCTCATTCGTTTTAATAAGATCAGATTGAGTAGCATCGCCACAGAACATAATCTTACTATTTTCACCTACACGAGTAATTATACTATCAAGTTCATGATAGTTCAAGTTTTGAAATTCATCTACAATAATAATAGCATTATCAAGTGTGGTGCCGCGAATAAAAGAAGTGCTCCAAAAACTAATTGTTCCTTGAGTTTTAAGATTACCATAAAGCATTTCAAAGTCTGCTTCACTTGGCATCTCAAACATGTACTTTACCATGTTCTTATATGGAATCTGATAAAGAGAGGATTTATCCTCATGATCACCCGGAAGAAAACCAATCTCCCTAGTTGCCACAAGGGAACGTACAATATAAATTTTTTCGTAAGGAGTTCTTTCGTCAAGTACATCTTTCAATGCATTATAAAGAGTGATGAATGTCTTACCTGTACCAGCACAACCATAGGCAACAAGGTTTTGATCTAACTTATAGCAACGAAAGAGTTCCTCTTGGTTTTCTGTAAGAGGTTCAATCTTTCTCATCAAATCAGCATTGATTGGTTTTTTCCTTTTCATTTGCCTATTACTCATTCCAAAGGGGACTGGGGATTTAGGAGCGTTTCTTTTTGCTGGCATGTTTTAAATTAAATTGGTTTGACGTTGGATCCAGGAACTTTTGATACTCTATGAAGAACATCATTCCATCCAGGTTTACTTTTAACTAACCTGTCGTATATCTCTCCAACTTCTCCAGAACTAGGACATGTGGAGGGATCACTCCAATCTCTATCCCAATCTGGATTATCTTTCTTCCACTGATCCCAGTCATGAACACTCAGTTTAACTTCTTTTTGTTCGCCAGTTTGTTTATTAATAACAGGATATGTTGCCAAATTTAATCCTCCATTCTATGTGTCAATATTTATTCAATCGTAATAGATGGAGCATCTACACATTCAGAACATCCCTCACGAGTCCAACCTAGTGCTTCAGATACAGCAGGGAACTGGCAAGTAAAGATACAACGAACTAGTTCCGCAATCTCCATATGTTCCTTCTGTGTTCCATGAGCAGAACGAAGATCAATGTAATGAATCCAAGAACGCACAGAGCCCGTCATATAGAGGCGTGTAGGCGTTGCTAGAGGCAGTACGAACCTAGCACACTCCTTTGCTACTCCTTTCTCTAGGAGGCGGTTGTAGAGGCGCAGAGCCTGCTCAAAATGAACACGGATATCTTCTGTCAGAGTCAGACTCAGATAGGCAGGGATATCATCAATAGAGTTCTGACGATTCTTATCATCCTGACGACGAAGTTCAGGAAGAGGAATAGTCTTATTCAGAAGATTAGTATCAGCATATCGTTGAGAGAACTCTTGATATGTAAAGGACCTATGCCGGAGAATCTGAGCCGCGATACCACGAGTCGTATTAATCTCTACAGTCATACTTGCTTGCTCAAAGATGCTCCAGTGCTGATGTTGGATACAATACTTGAGCAGTCCAGAGAACTTTTCATTCTCTTGATTGGCAGGATTACTTACCCTAGCACAGTAAGCCATGTGCTTCTCTGCATCTGGAGTAACACTGATGAGTTTTACTTCTGGTTTCATAAACTCGAATTCAGTCGGGATATCCATCATCGTCTCCATCGTAAAATACTTCGTCGTAATCATTTATGTAAGGTGAAATTTCCTCATAATTTAATTTGTAAGAGTCTACATCAGAATAAACCTCTGACTTTAGACATTCTACTAAAGACTCAAGGTTTCTGACAATCAACTTAAGCTTCTCTTTATCCATTCATATGAACGCTGACAAAGCTAATTATAGACAAAAAAAGAGGGA